GGTAAAACCCAAATTCTGACCATATTCCAATAAAGCTTTACCTTCTGCTTTAGCTTTCTCTGGAGAATTCCACTCTGGGATCTTCTCTTTCAATACCGCAGTTTCCTGCGCTAAAACATTTTGTATCTGCTTTTGTGATTCAACTTGATACAGTTGTTGAAGTCTCATTTGCTCTGCTTGTACTGCGTATTTCTGTTGTTGTCTGCGCTGATGTGATGTCCATTGACGGGCATATTCAGTCGGGTCTTCAACTTCTAAACGATTCCAATCAGGCTCTTGTGGCTCAAACTCCCGTAATTTATTCTGTAATTGTCCTAACACCTGTGCATATTGTTCACGCTCTCCACGTACTTGCTGAAACTCAGACTCGACTAATTTGCGCTCTTCTGCCAGTTTCTGCGTTTTCCGTGTGTAGTCAGCTTCACGTTGATAACCTCGGATAAGTTCTTCCTTTGGGACTTCGATTTCTTTGCCATCAACTTTGACAACAAACTTCTCATCCCTAGGAGCTTCTTCTTCGGACTCTTCGTCTTCACCTTCTACTTCCTCGGAAGTTTCCTCTGCTTCTTCTTGCGGCTCTGCAGATTCCACTTCCTCAGACTCAGATTCGGATTGCTCCTCCTCTGGTTGCGCCTCTGCACCAGTGTCAACACCCTCTTGGCTGTCTAGCATAGTAGCAAAGCTTTGCGCTGCTTGATTTACTGTAATCGAACCGACTGCTTGTGCGTTATCGGACATACTTACCTCTTAGTTTAACAATCATTTGTTTGGGGGTCTTCCCCGCCTGCGAACAAGGGCAACTTCTGCCATCTTGCCTGTATCCATAACAGAGCGTAGTTTTGTTCTCAGAATGTCTACTGTCTTGAGAAGCAAATAGGCTTGCTCTCTAATAGGCTCCTCCATCAATTTGGAAGACCTTATCTCAAGATAACAGTCATCTTCAATCTTTTTAAGCATTTCATTAAGGAGTTCATCCTCAAGAAGTAACTTAGCTCTGTCTCCTCTTGCGAGGTTAATTTCTAGATCGTCCATTTACATCATTGGTTGTGGCTGTTGAGGGACTTGCGTCTGATTCATTGCAGCCTGTTGACGGATTAATTCTCGGTCACGATTCATTGCGGCATCTATTTCCGCACTTTGAATTTGTACACCATATTTCAATTCTAGCTCATATCTACGCAAAATACCATCTTGTTCAATACGATCACGTTCTCTGTCATCAGACATAATCATTTTCTGACGCTCTAAATCCAATTCAGCCGCTTTCTTTTGAATATCAGCTTGAATAGCTTGAGCCTGTACTTGAGCCAATGTTTCCTCTGGAGTTGGCTTTGGAGCCTCTGGAGGCGGCATCTGGAAGTCAGCAGGTAACTGGTTAAAGTAATTCTGCGAATCCTTAATACCTGCCAGTTGCAACATCTTAGTTAGCGTATTTGTATACTGTGGTACTGTTACAACAGGATTATTAGGACCTGTCTTTTCAATCAGCATTTCCTGACGCATAGCCACTTGGTTAAGAATATTGATTCTGTCTTCAATAGTGCCATCACCAACGCCAACATTAACTGTTACGTCCATGTTTGAATCCCAAGAACGGGGGTCAATTGGTACGAATGTATTACGCAAACGAACCATTCTGGCTCTGTCTTGATTCTCAACCACCAACTTCAAGATACCAGTAAACAACTTACGTAAACCAGTTTCCGCAAAGATACGAGCAATCATCTCAATGTGCTGATGGGCGGCATTCACAGTTGCTGATACTGCGGCTTTGGTAGTGCTTTGCAGTGCATCTGCATCTAACCCTGCGGCAGCTTTAGAAATGCCTGTACGGGTCTGTTTAATGTCATCCAAGTATTCAAGCATTGGGAATGCTGCTTGACCAACAAATGGAGTGGTAAATGGCTGAACCATACCTGGCGCTCTCATGCGAATGATTGCACCAACTTCGGTATTTAGAACGTCATCAATATTTGCCTGTCCCTCAACAACCGCTGTGCGGGGATGGATAGACTGAGCCAAAGAGTCCAATATTCCACGTTGAACATTGGACTTGATGCGCTGAATATCCATTACTACGTCAGCAGGACACATACCAAAAAAGGTATGGGGTTCTGGGTCTGGGCAGAAGTCAGCAAATTGTCGGTCATCAACAATCTCATTACGTAGAACTTTGTTGCCAGTACCAACTGTACAAATCCTACGCATCTCAGCAATGCCATCGCCATCAAAGTCTACCTTTAAGTAGCCTTCAATGTAGAGAACACTCTTGCTTGATGGATCACCATTGTTTGCGGTACTGATAACAGCAAACGGGTTACGGGCTTGGTACTCTTGATTGTTGTCAAAGTCATTCCCATTACCTGCAACTTCAACCATTTCATCGTAGTCATAACCCATAGCGACTAGATCGGAAACAGTCTTCATAGTCCTGTGGCCTACAAAGGTAGCCTCATCAATAGACTTTGCTCTGCGGTCAATTAGGAACTCTTCTGGGGGTAGAGCTTCAATCTTTACCTTGCCAGACTTAATTCTTCGTTTGATCTCCACATCGTACATCATGGGAGGTGGGGTCATAATGCCTTGAGCATCATTCATTGGCTCAGTACCTGGCACTGGATACTCACGCACCGCAGAGATCTCTACGTCTGGATTCTCTGTCAGCATCATCATGCTCTGCTCATCAAGCATAGAGAATGATTCTGCTTTAACTTCTACAGACTCATCCCACCAGTATTTAACAATACCGCATTTGCGAACCAAAGCATCTTTAAAGGCAGAGTGGAGAATTTTAAAGCCAGGGTTATCCCGCTTGAAAATGAAGTCCACATAGTCTGTAGCTTGTTCAGCATTCTGAACATCCTCTGGTCCTTGGGGGGTGAACTCAACCACACGCTCTGGGCCAAAGAAAATACGCATCAGGCTTGGTAGGATGCCTTGAACAGTATCACGGACATCCATTGATACTACTTGTGAACGGCCTTCATCTTCATCACCAAAGGGTTGACCATAGTAGTATTCAGTTGCCAACGCACGATTGCCACCAATGTCGTCATCAATAAAAGAAATGGCATCATAGATTTCAGCAGAGATAACGCCTTGAAGTTGCTCTTCAGACATTACCTCATCACCCTCCATCTCGCCTTGGAGGGTTTCTGCCATCAACATGGGGTTTTCGTTAATCATATATTTCCTTATCGAGAACCGATATAAGGGAGGATTCCAGATCCAGTATTCTGTAAAAGAGAAGGAATGCCACCAACGTAGTTGTTAGACATACCGCCACCATAACCACCACCCATTTGGGGCATCATTAATGCTTTTTCATCTTCTTTAGGATTGAAAGAGTATTTAAATGCTGAGTTAGCCATATCACCCATTGATGTATTTGGGTTAGTCATAGTGTTATATAGATCCATAGTAGGAGCCATTTGTTGGCCTACTTGGTTTTGCATGAAGCCGCCAATATCTTGACCATAAGAACCAAATAATGATGCTAGTAATTCATTCATTTAGTCTTCCTCATCTTCCATGTCGTATTCAGTCTTAGCCATCATCAACATATTCTGCTGATTCTTTGTCATCTTTTTGGTGATAGGGCCACCAGAAAGCCATGCTGAACAGGTACGCTCACCTGCACACTTAAAGTCAAACAGTTCACAGTAGCCTAAGTTAGCCGCACCTTGTACGTCTTTAGCGTATCCATCTGTCTCTTCGTCTATACCTTTAAGGATACAGTCCAACATCTCAGGTGTCTGGATAAAGGCAGCGCAATTACCGCAACGCATCTCTTGAACTTCATCAATGGATACTGTCCACATATCAGCAAGGTTCTGCCAATACTCTTCGTTATCTTCTTCTGGGTTAGCAGGACCATAGTCAACATTCTTGATTGCCCAATTACGGGCTTTCAAGTTGGCTTTGATGTCATAAGTAGCGATAGGGCATTTCATTTTTTATTCCTTGCAGAAATAGCTTTAGCCTTTGCTCTAGCATCTGCTTTACTGCTTGCACCCCATGCTTGGAGGCTTAGAAGTAATCTAGTTGGCTTTCCATCTTTATACTCAGGACCATCATTTCCTGCCATCCTTGCAAGGAAACTAGCTCTACGTGGATTATCTCCAGACTTAACGGGCGGTTTAATGTCTTGGCCTTGTGCTTTTAAACTAGCACGACCTTTGGCATTTAACCCACCTTTAGGGTTTTGCCCTTCTTTTCTGGTCCACGCAGCGCTCATTTTTTCTTAGCAGTCTTAGCAGCTTGCTTAAAGTCTTTGGCAGTAGGAGCGCCTTTAGTGCCAGGCTTTCTCATCTTTTCTTTGGAGCCAGCCTTGATACGTTCTTGCTTGGCATTAATGTTGGCATAGAGTCCAGGCTTCATTTCTTGCTCCGATTGGTTGCAGTACGCATTCCACGTTTGGGCATAGCACGAGACTCGCTCATTGCGATAGCTACGGCTTGGTCACGGGATTTAACCTTTTGACCAGAAGAAGACTTTAGCTTGCCACGTTTGTATTCACCCATTACTTTACCAATCTTGTTGGCAGCATCATCCATATTCATAGGAATCTCCAATATAGGTTGCGAGATATTACCATAAATAAAAAAAAGAGCCACTTTTTTAGGGTGGCTCTAAAATGGCAACGGCAATCAGACTAGGCCACGGATCAACCTTTTAATCGGTTTGCCCCAAGACATATTTGATCCCCAAGACACAGTAGCGGCATCAGAAGCAAATGTCAACACAAAAGCATCAGCCATGTCAGGAGATTTCAATCCCCGTCTACGAATATCATCCTTAGATTCAATCTTAATCTTGCCGTTGGATGTAAAGGTGTACCTTACAGTTGCCAGTTCAGCAATGAAATCTTCGTTATTGGGTATCTTGCAGTCACGTTTCTCAAGCCAAGCCTTGGTTTTGTGCCATAGTTCTGCTCTCAGGTTGAGATAAGTACCGCCCATTGCTGGACTCTCTGACACGTTGATACCACGGCATGGCAACTTAAGTTCTCTTAATCGGTCAACAACTCCAGCTCCTAGGCCAATAGAGTCAACCAGAATCTCTGTAGGTTTACTCTTGTGGTCACAGGCTTCGTACTGGGCTACTACCGCACCTGTTAGTTGCATCAGGTCTAGGTTCCTCCAACGCTCTAGGGTATGAACCACATTGGATTGACGCTTACACAAAACTGACGAGTCAGAGCCGAACCGAGCCACATCCAACCCCCAGATAATTGGAGCATCTTCGTAAGCTCTGGTGTCTCTATGTTTAGCAGACTCAAGTAGTTCCATAGGGATAATGGTGTCATCATCGCTCCTTGGGAATTCACCTAGAACCCTGATCCGATAAGCATTAGATTCCTCGCCATAGCGGGATTTCATGTCTTCTACGTACTCTTTACTGACACGGGTAGAGTCAATACAGGATACCCGTCTAGTCCACCATTCATCCTTTAGACGATTGTGTGTGTCAAAGAAGAAGCCAGAAGACCTAACTGGATTGCCTAACAGTATGGTCAAAGCGTTATGACCAGACATAGAACCCGCAGCGGCCTCAAATACTGCCTCTGGGACACCAGAAGCCTCATCTGCTACCAACATGACGTTCTCAGAGTGGACGCCTTGTAAGGCTTCTGGTTGTTCAGCACGAGATGTTCGAGCAGAGATAAACGCCTCTGTAGCACTTGCCTTGAGTTCTATCCTCTCTTGTTTGACATCAAGTAAGGCTTGGATAGGTTCGGGCAGTTCTTTGACCCATCTCTTTAGTTCGGCAAACAAAGCGTCATACAGTTGGGCAGAAGTAGGGGCAGTAACCACTACCTTGACGGGATACCTTGTCAACAAGAACCATAGCATTGCCCAAGAAGCGGTAGTTGACTTACCCACTCCGTGACCAGAACGGATTGAAATCTTACGCTCACCAGAGGCCACAGCGTTAAGAAAGTCTTGTTGCCAATCATCAGGCTCTACTCCCAATACCTCTTTAACGAACAGAACAGGGTCATTCCGATATAGGGTAATGAACTGGATAAAGGGGTTATTCATTGTTTTCCAAAGTTTCGACTACTTCAGCCTTACCCATGTGCTTTAAAGCTTGTAGGTGTAGATCACCTAAAGAGATATTAACTTGGGTTTTAGCAGTGTCTCCGTAGTTCTCAGGGTCAAGCTTAGAGGCCATCCACTTACGGGTGTCTACTTGTAGCCTGGCTTTGTTGACTCCACTATTGCTTGTCTCATCTACTTGGTCAGCAATCTCTAAAGCCTCTTCTGCCAGTTTCTCAGCCTTTAGCTTACGTGCAGCGAGTACCGCATCTCTTCTCTCATCCGTATGGTTAATCCAGAAAGAAAGCATGGGCCTAGAACACTCTATGAACTCTGCCAAACGTCCAATGGTCATTCCCTGTGCTATGTGTGCAGTAACGAACTCAATGCCCCCCAGAGTCTCTATCTTCTTCTCCAACGCCCTACGCATAGGAAATCCAGCCATATCTTCTCCTTGATTTAATGTCTACAAATTCTAAACTATAAAAAATTTTTTGGGAGTGTCTTGTGTTACTTGTGTGGGTGGTAGGGGGTCTATGTGTGTTTGTGTGTTTCCATGTGTGTTTATGTATATCGATATGTGTCATTGTCCCCTGCCACAGCACCCCATCACTTTTACACATGGGGGGGTAAACCCTTACTGGTAAACCCTACCCTTACGTACTAACCCTTAATGGTAAACCCCTAGGTAGAAACCCTATGAGGGTAAATACCTAAGTAGTTACCCCAATAGGGTAAATCATTACGTAGTTACCCTACTGTGGATACATACAGTACTTGGTATAGATGCGAATGATTCTCATTTACAAGGTTATGCGTTTTTTGCATAGTTTGTCTCATGGGCGCAAAGGGTGAGTGTAAATCGATGTCTAAAGGGCTTCTTAATAGTTCGTTTGGTCTATGCTTATCAATGTTCTTACCTTGTCTCTATCCCTTATGTAATCTTATCTATCCCTTGTCTTATCCCTTACTTGAATGAGAGTCTATGTAATGGGTTATCCCTTTATTCTTTTTTCTAATTGTAGCTACAAATTCAAAGCATCTAAGGGTTTATACCTAAGGGTTTTAAGTTGTTGAACATAGGGTTTGTACTGAT